ATAGAGACCTGGTGGAAAGAGTTTGGCTTTGGTCCTTCCATAGATGACATTATGAGACTTACTGGTGAAAAGGGTAGGGGTAATGTTTGTAGGAAGATGTGGGCTTTAGTAGACCTAGGTCTATGTAAAGGGATAAAAGGTAGGCATAGGTCTATACGTCCCTCTTATATGAAGCTAAGGAATCATGAATAGACTTGCCATATCGCTTCGCTTTCTTTTACATCCGAATGCATCAAAACGGTGCAAGATTGATCGGGCTGGGATTTTTCATAAACCGATGAAAGTGATCCTAGATAACCCATATTGGGATGCGAAGTATAGACGTTACGAAGCTAGGTTTAAACGATGAACGAGATAGAAGAATTAATTAAGCTCTTACCCGAAGCTGAACAAGCCCCTATTTGGGAACGGGTTAAGGAATATCAAGACACGGTTTTAAGGGAACAAGGTCAAAAGGACTTTCTTGCTTTTGTTAAAACAATGTGGCCTGTCTTTATTGATGGTAGACATCATGCAGTCATGGCTAAAAAATTTGAGGAAATAGCAAATGGAAAAACTAAGCGTCTTATTATTAACATGCCTCCTCGTCATACTAAGTCTGAGTTTGCATCTTTTTTACTTCCTGCTTGGTACTTAGGGCAGTTTCCTAATAAAAAGATTATTCAATGTTCGAACACAGCTGAACTAGCAGTTGGCTTTGGACGTAAAGTTCGTAACCTAGTGGACTCGGAGGCTTATGCTCATGTATTTCCTAATGTTTCCCTTAGAAGTGATTCGAAAGCTGCTGGACGTTGGTCGACTAATGCTAATGGGGAGTACTTTGCTATTGGCGTTGGTGGTACTGTTACTGGTAAAGGTGCTGACCTTCTTATTATTGATGATCCACACTCTGAGCAAGAAGCGGCCTTAGCATCTGGTGATCCTTCTGTCTTCGACAAGGTGTACGAATGGTATACCTCTGGTCCAAGACAACGTTTACAACCAGGTGGTTCTATCGTAGTCGTTATGACACGATGGTCTAAACGAGACCTGACTGGCAAGATTTTAAGTGCCATGGTAGATCGTGATGGAGATGAGTGGGAGATTATTGAACTCCCAGCGATTCTTCCTAACGATAAACCTTTATGGCCAGAGTTCTGGTCTTATGACGAACTTAATAAGTTACGTATTGAGTTGCCTTTATCTAAATGGCAAGCCCAGTATCAACAAGACCCTACTTCTGAAGAGGGTGCTTTAGTTAAACGAGAATGGTGGAACGTGTGGGAAAAAGAAATCCCTCCTCCTTGTGAGTTTATTATACAAAGTTGGGATACTGCTTTTACAAAGTCAGAGCGTTCTGACTATTCTGCTTGCACGACTTGGGGAGTTTTCTTCAAGGATGAGAATCCAAACGACCCTAACATCATTCTTTTAGACGCTTTAAAGGAACGTATGGAGTTTCCTGAGCTAAAAGGTAGGGCAATGCAAATGTATCAAGAATGGAACCCAGATGCGTTTATTGTGGAAGCTAAGGCCTCAGGTGCACCTTTAATATTTGAGTTAAGACGTATGGGTATACCTGTACAAGAATTTACACCGACACGAGGTAATGACAAGATTAGTCGTGTGAATTCAGTAACAGATCTTTTCGCATCAGGCAAAGTGTGGGCTCCTCGTAAAAGGTGGGCGGAGGAAGTCATCGAGGAAATGGCTGCATTCCCTAACTCAGACCATGACGACTTAGTCGACTCCACGACACAGGCTTTACTTAGATTTAGACGTGGTGGCTTTATACCGTTACCAAGTGATGAGCCCGATGAACCAAGAGAATTTAGAAGGAGAGTAGCTTATTATTAAGACACGTGTATGGTGGCAGGAAAGAATCATATCAGAAGATATGTGTGATCTTATCCTAAAAGAAATTGACTGGTCTAAAGGTAAAGACGGTGGTTTTATGCATGCAAATGAAACATACATAAATCCAGACAAACGTCAAACAAATATTGTATTTGTTAACCCAATGGAGCCAGTTGGATGTATAATGCAGAGTTATATAGGACTTGCCAATATCCAAGCAAATTGGAATTATGCAACATCTTATATAGAACCAGTCCAGATCGGACATTATAAAGTAGGTGGCCACTATGATTGGCATAGTGACTCTTACAATCCAGACGAGTTTGGCAATCAACGCAAACTCTCCTCAATACTTATTCTGTCAAACCCAGATGATTATGAAGGTGGCTTACTAGAACTAAAGGACTTGGACTCTCCAATTCCAAAACTTCCTAAGGGAAGTATTATCGTTTTTCCATCGGTGTTACCACATCGAGTGACTGCTGTTACCTCTGGTGAGAGATTTACAGCGGTGGCTTGGGCTATGGGACCCGCATTTAGATAAGGACAATTATGGCAATCGAAAAAGCAATATACGCAGCTCCACAAGGTTTATCTGCAATTAATGAACAACCTGACATGGAGATTGAAATTGAAAACCCAGAATCATTAGACATTCATCTTCCAGGTATGGATATGCATATGGAAAAGGGTGAAGACGATGACTTTAGCGAAAACTTAGCAGAACATATGTCAGAAGGTCAACTCCAACAAATTGGTGGAGATTTGATCGGTGACTTCCAATCAGATATAGATTCAAGAAAAGACTGGATTCAAACCTATGTAGATGGTTTAGAACTTCTAGGTCTTAAGATTGAAGAACGTAACGAACCATGGGAAGGTGCCTGTGGTGTATTCCATCCAGTCCTATCCGAAGCAGTCGTTAAGTTCCAGTCAGAAACCATCATGGATACTTTCCCTGCATCTGGTCCTGTTAAAGGTGAGATAGTAGGTAAAGAAACACCAGAAAAGAAAAAAGCAATGGAACGTGTGGTTGATGATATGAACCACGAACTCGTAGACGTAATGACTGAATATAGACCTGAACATGAAAGAATGTTATGGGGTCTAGGTCTTTCAGGTAACGGCTTTAAAAAGATTTATGTTGATCCACAATTGGATCGTCAAGTATCTATGTATGTCCCAGCAGAAGACTTGGTTGTACCTTATGGTGCATCAAGCTTAGAGTCTGCTGAACGTGTAACCCATGTGATGAGGAAAACAGAAAATGAACTTCGCCATTTACAAGTTGCTGGCTTTTATCGTGACATTGATCTTGGTGATCCAGACAATACGCTTGATGAAATAGAAAAGAAAATTGCCGAGAAATTAGGCTTCCGTGCTACGACTGATGATCGTTATAAGATCTTAGAGATGCATGTTAACCTTGACTTGCCAGGTTATGAACATACAGACGACAAAGGTGAATCTACAGGTTTAGCTCTTCCTTATGTTGTTACTTTAGAAAAGAGTTCAGGTAATATTTTAGCAATTAGACGTAATTGGGATCCTGATGATAAGACCCATCAAAAGCGTCAACACTTTGTACACTACGGTTATATCCCAGGATTTGGATTTTATTGTTTTGGCTTAATCCACTTAATCGGAGCATTTGCAAAATCTGGAACATCCATACTTAGACAATTAGTTGACGCTGGATCACTTGCAAATCTCCCTGGTGGATTTAAGACCAGAGGCCTTAGAGTCAAAGGTGATGATACTCCAATCGCTCCAGGAGAATTTAGGGACGTAGATGTGCCTTCTGGTGCAATGAAAGATAACATCATGCCATTGCCATATAAGGAACCAAGCCAGACTTTAATTACTTTACTCAATCAAATTGTTGAAGAAGGTCGTAGATTCGCTTCTGCTGGTGATATTAAAGTTTCTGATATGTCTGCAAATAGCCCTGTAGGAACTACACTAGCTATCCTAGAACGTACTTTAAAAGTCATGTCAGCGATCCAAGCTCGTATTCATTACTCAATGAAACAAGAGTTTAGATTATTAAAAGACATTATTGCTGACTATGCACCTGAAGATTATGATTATGAACCATCTGAAGGTAGCAGAACTGCACGTAAAAAAGACTACGAAACTACGACTATCATTCCAGTATCTGATCCTAATGCAGCTACGATGTCACAAAAAGTCGTACAGTATCAGGCAGTACTTCAATTATCTCAAACTGCTCCACAGCTTTATAACTTACCTTACTTACATCGTCAGATGTTAGATGTGATTGGTATTAAGAACGCTGAGAAGTTAGTTCCTATGCCAGATGATATGAAACCTGTAGATGCAATCACTGAGAATGTGAATGCTTTAAAGAATCAACCTTTAAAAGCTTTCCCATACCAAGATCATCAAGCACATATTCAAATTCATATGGCTGCAATGAATGATCCTAAGATTAAGCAAATCATTGGTCAAAACCCACAAGCTCCTATGATTATGCAAGCTATACAAGCACATATCACAGAGCACGTAGGTCTTGAGTATAAACGTCAAATGGAACTTATGGCTGGTATTGATATACCGTTCAGTGATGATCCTGATTGGGGTCTTACACCTGAACAAGAAGCCGCTATTACTAAAGCCGCTGTTCCTGCTGCTCAAAACTTGCTCAATCAAAATCAAACTGCTGTGGCTGCTCAACAAGCTCAACAAGCTGCTAATGATCCTGTCATCCAAATGCAAATGAAAGAACTTCAATTAAAAGCTCAAGAAATTGAGATTAAGATGAAGAAGATGCAGATTGAAGCTGCTGCTAAAGCTGACCAAATCGAAGTTGAAAAACAACGTATTGCAGCTCAGAAAGAAATTGCTGGTATGCAAACGGCTGCTAAAGCTCAAAATGATAAAGCTAATCTTGAAGCTAAACAAAAGATTGAAGGATTACGTATCGGTGCTGACATTGGTAAGTCTAAACAACAAATGCAAAACACTAAAAATGCAAATGATGTAAGAGTGCTTTCTGAATTGGTAAAACAAAAGAAAGAACATCAACATCAAAATGAACAATCTAAAAACGAACCTAAACAACCAAAGGAGTAATAAATGCAACCCTTAGATCTAATTCTCAAACAGATAGATGAAAAGGTAAGACGATTAGAAGAAATTTTGGGAGTAGGCGAAGCCAAAGACTTCGCTGAATACCAAAGAATATGCGGTGAGATAAAAGGTCTTCTCTCTGCACGTATGTTTGTATCAGACCTAAAACACAATATGGAGAACTCAGATGAGTGAACTACTAATCGGATCAAATCCCGATGATGTAACCCAAGCAACAACTCTTCCCCAAACGGATGAGGAAAAAGCAAGACAGCTTCCAGTACCACAAGGCTATAGAATGTTATGTGCCTTACCAGAAGCTGAAGATAAATTTGACAGTGGTATTTTAAAATCCACTGATACAATGAGAAACGAAGAAGTTCTATCTACAGTATTCTTTGTTGTAGATATGGGTCCTGATTGTTACAAGGACGAAAAGCGTTTCCCTACAGGACCGTGGTGTAAAAAAGGAGATTTTATCCTTGCACGTCCTAATACAGGCACACGATTAAAGATTCATGGTCGTGAATTCCGATTAATCAATGATGATTCTGTCGAGGCAGTAGTACAAGATCCTCGTGGAATTAGTCGTGTTTAGGAGGATATATGGCTGAAGAATTTAAATTCCCAGATGAAATCGAAGAAGAAGTTAAGGCTCCAGAAGTAGAAAAGGAACCTGAAGCTAAGATTGAAATCGAAGTAGAGGATGATCGTCCTATTGAAGATCAAAAGAACGCTACTCCTTTACCTGAAGAAATTGTAAAAGAAGTTGAAGAAGATACTTTAGAAGAATACTCTAAAGAAGCTAAACAACGTCTATTACAAATGAAAAAGCTCATTAACGATGAGCGTAGAGCTAAGGAACAAGCACTTCGTGAACAAGAAGAAGCTATTCGTGTAGCTCAATCTTTATTAGATGAGACTAAAAAGCTTAAAAACCGTCTTTCAGATGGTGAAAAAGTCTATGTTTCTACTGCTAAAGAGAACTCAACTCGTGAATTAGACATTGCAAAACGTCAAATTAAAGAGGCATTAGATGCTGGTGATTCTCAAGCTTTGATTGAAGCACAAGAACAATTGATGGCTGCAAAGATAAAAGCCCAAGAAATTGAGCGTTATAAGCCACAATATGAAGAAAGTGCTTTACAAAACGAGGAAAATCAGGTTAAAATACCTCAAGCTCAACCTACACCTAAGCTGGACTCAAAAACCCAGTCCTGGCTAGATAAAAATAGTTGGTACGGTGTGGATGAGGATATGAGTTTCCTTGCAATGGGTATTCATAA